CAATTTGTAAGTGTTCCATTTTAAAAGAATTTTGGTTTTTTCCTACTCTATTGGCTTTTCGGATTCCGCCGTTGTCTATACTAAATTTAACAATTTCTTTAAAAATAAGTTGCACGTTTGTTTGAAAAATTTGAAAAAATACCGAAAAATAGGCATAAAACCCTGTATACTAACATATTATGATTTAAAATTCTTTGCAAGAAATTTAAAGAAATTTTCCCCGCAGGGGCATAAAAGTGTTAATTTATAATTTTGCCATCCTCCATTTCAATAATACGATGGGTATTTGCAGCAAATTCATTGTCGTGTGTTACAATTAAAAGGGTTTGTTTATAGGTACTTGCCAACTCTTTAAAAATATCAAATACAATAGCACTATTCTTCTTATCTAAATTGCCCGTTGGCTCATCACCCATAATTAAAAGTGGATCATTAATTAAGGCACGTGCTATTGCCACCCGCTGTTTTTGTCCGCCCGATAATTGATTAGGCTTTTTAAGCGCTTCATTTTGAATGCCTAATATGCGCAATTTCTCATAAGCCCTATGTTCTACTTCCGCCGCTGTATATTCGCCCAATTTCAAACCAGGTAGCATTACATTTTGCAATACCGAAAACTCATTTAACAAATAGTGAAACTGAAATACAAAGCCAATGTGTTTATTTCTAATTAACGCTAATTCAGCATCTACCTTACCCACCACTGATTCATTATTGATTAGCAAATCGCCTTCAAAATCAGTATCCATGGTTGGGGCCAAGATATATGATATAAATATTTTGAAACAACTATAACTCGTTGATTAAATTATCATTCTTTAAACTTGAAATAAAAACTAAGTAATAAAATAAAAATAAATAAACGAAAATGTTTTACCAATAAAAAAATAAATTCAAAGTAATGTAACAAATTTAGTCATTGCATGTATGCATTGATTCTATTGAGTTTCAGCAATCATTAAAAAAATTCAAAGTAAGATAATTAATTCACAGTAATTGAAAATAATTCAAAGAATTATAACTATTTCAAAGAAGAACAATATAGATAATAAAAATATTGTTGAATGAAATTAGAATTTAACTTTGTTAAAAATTCAAATCATGTCAGAGATTAAAACAACTATACGCATTGACAAAAAAAATAAAAATAATGAATGTCCAATTGTATTTCGTTTTATAAAAAACAGAAGGGCAACTTATATATCCTCTAACATAATCATACCAATTGATAAATGGGATTTCAAAAAGGGAATAATAAAAAGAAGTCATACGATGCATAGGCAATTAAATGCAGAATTAAAACTAAAAGAAAAAGAAGTAAAATTAAAATACAATCAGCTTAATATAGATGTACCAAATGCAAATAGAAAAAACATAAAAAAAGAACTTGAGAAATATAAGCCGAAATATTTTTTAGAATTCGCAAATGAAATTAATGAAAAATATAAAGATGAAAGAAACACATTCTTAAAAACAAAGTCGATAATAAACAAATTCAAAAAATTCTTAGTAGAACAAGACAAAGAAAGGATTGAAATAAAAGCAATAGATGTAAAAATGATAAACGAATATGAAAAATATTTAAGAACAGTGCACAATAATAAAATAAATACTATAGCTACTAGTCTTAATTATCTTAAACAAATTTTTGGTGAAGCTGCAAAAAGAAACATAATAAATCAAGAAGACAATCCATTTGCTTACACAAAAATAAGACTTGAAAAAACTAACAAAATTTATTTGACGGATGACGAGTTGAATATAATTGAAAAACATCCATTTGTAAAAGGGTCAAAAATTGATATCGCACGAGATGTTTTTGTATTTGCAAGTGATTGTGGTGGAATAAGAATATCAGATATACTTACAATGAAAGTAAAAAACTATGATGGACAATTCCTAAATTTTGCAATGCAAAAAACTAAAAAACAAATTCAATTGAAGGTACCTCTGAGAGCAAAAAAAATACTAGAAAAGTACATTACAAATAAAGATAAAGAAATGTTTATTTTCCCTATAATTAAAAATAAAATTGACATCAACAACAATGACAAAATAAAAAGAAGCATCAAGGATCATTCACTTCTTATAAATAAAAGATTGAAAATAATTACTAAAGCAACTAATATTAATAAAAACATTTCAATACATATTAGTAGACATACTTTTGCGACAAGAGCATTAATAAAAGGTGTGTCTGTAGAAATTCTTCAAAAAATATTAGGCCACAGCGATTTAGACAGTACTATGGTATATGCAAAAATTATAAATTCAGAATTAGATAATGCAATGGATTTGTTTTAAAACTAATAAATATGTTCACAACTAAAATTCAACTGAAACTAAATAAATTGAATCGTAAAGGCGAAGCACCTATTTATTTTAGAATTATTAAGAATAGGAAAATCACATACATTTCATCTGGTATTTCAATCAATCCCAAATACTGGGATGGAAACAAATCAAGAGTCAAAAAAATACACTCTGATTCTGAAATCATAAATAATTTTCTTTTACAAAAAGAAAAAGATATAATTGAAAACCTTATTAAAAACTATACTTTTGAATCCCGAAAAATTAAACAAGAGCTATTCGGTAAACATTCAATTAACTTATTTGAATTTAGCCAATCGATTATAGTGGATTACAGAAGTAGAGGGTTTCGTAAATCAATTGTCATTGAAAAAACAATTCAATTACTAAAAGAATTTAATAAATCAAACGTATTGTACTTTAACGAAATTGATTTAGAATTTCTCATTAAATTCAAGTTGTTTTTAAAAGCTAAAAATTATTCAGAAATAACCGTTTCAAAATATTTAAGTTATTTAAAACTGGTACTTAAAAAAGCAATGCAAGAAAAAGTAATTCACTATTCAAATAATCCTTTTATCTACTTTAAAATAGGAAGAGGCAAATTTAAAGAACGGTTATTCTTGATTCAAGAAGAACTTGATGCATTAATTAAATTAAATTTGACAAATAGTGATGAAATCCTTGTAAGAGATTTATTTATTTTCGGATGCTACTGTGGAGGAATAAGATTTTCTGATATTTTATCATTGAAGAACAAGAACTTTGATGGCTCACATATTTCATTTATTTCAAGAAAAACAACAACTCAACAAAGAATAAAAGTACCGTCAATAGGTATTGAAATAATTAATAGGTACAAACAAAACGAAAATGAAAACACATTTATTTTTCCAATTTTCAATGACAGTATAGATTTAGAAAATGAAGAATTATTTCAAAATAAACGATTAGAATCAAATATGAAAATCAATAAGCAATTAAAGTTAATACTAGAAAAAGCAGGAATACACAAATACATAACTTTTCATTGCAGTAGACATACATTTGCAACACTAGCATTAAGCAAATCAATATCAATTGAAAAAGTTTCTAAAATCCTTGGTCATTCTTCTGTAAGTACAACTCAGATATATGCAAAAATTCTAAATAAAGATGTAGATAAAGCTATGGATTTATTTAATTAAAAACCTACGAATACAATTTTATATTAATTTATTATCCTTCCATCTTCCATTTCAATAATGCGATGAGTATTGGCAGCAAATTCATTGTCGTGGGTAACAATTAAAAGGGTTTGTTTATAGGTACTTGCCAACTCTTTAAAAATATCAAATACAATAGCACTATTCTTTTTATCTAAATTGCCAGTTGGTTCATCGCCCATAATTAAAAGTGGATCATTAATCAAAGCACGTGCTATTGCCACCCGTTGTTTTTGTCCGCCCGATAATTGATTAGGTTTTTTTAGAGCTTCATTTTGAATGCCCAATATGCGCAATTTCTCATAAGCCCTATGTTCTACTTCCGCCGCTGTATACTCGCCCAATTTCAAACCAGGTAGCATTACATTTTGCAATACAGAGAACTCATTTAACAAATAGTGAAACTGAAATACAAAGCCAATGTGTTTATTTCTTATAAGCGCTAATTCAGCATCTCCCTTACCCACCACTGATTGATTATTGATAAGCAAATCCCCTTCAAAATCCGTGTCAAGCGTCGCCAAGATGTATAATAAAGTAGATTTACCACAACCCGATTTGCCAATAACGGAAACAAATTCAGATTCACGTAATTGAAAATTAATATCCTTCAAAACGGGAATCGTAATGGGATCGTGAAACGATTTATGGATATGTCGGGCTTCTAATATGATGTGGCTCATTATTTTCCTCTTATGATGATGACAGGATCAATTTTACTTGCTTTCCTAGATGGAAAAAATCCAGCAAAATAAGTTGTAACCAGAGAGAATATACTTGCTATCATATAAAATGTTGGATTGTAAAT